TTCATCTTCTTTATATAATTTATTTCCTAGTGCGGGTCCATAAACCTCATCAGTGCTAAAATAAAAAAATGTGTTTAAATTTTTTAGTTTTCTAGCATACTCTAATAAAAATAAAGTAGACATTATATTATTTTTAACGAAAGGAACAGGTGTTTTAATACTATTATCAACATGAGTTTCTGCTGCCATATGAACAATAATATTAATATCTCCTAATTCTTTAATAATACCTACTGAAAATTCATGAGATAAATCCCAAGTAATAACTTTTAATCTATTATTGGTAATAGCATTTTGAAAAATATCTTCATTAAATCTTTTAAAACCCATACTAGCATATGTTAATTTATCAATAACAATTATGTTCCAATCTGTATTATTAATAATGTGTTCTACAAAATGGTGTCCTATGAAACCACATCCTCCAGTAACTAGAATATTTTTAGTCATTATAATATAACTATTAAATTATTATTTATATTATATTTTTAAAGTTTTAATTAATGAATCAAATTCAGTAGCTCTTTTTTTCATAGTTAAATTTTCAAGTATAAATTCTCTTGGTTTATATTTATTCAAATTTTTTATAAAACGATTGTATCTAGTCTCAAATTCATTTTTATCGTAAAAAAATTCACCACATCTATTATCCCAATAAGGAATAGAGGAAGCGGGTATTTTATCGTAAATAGAATTATATTCCTGACTCATATTAGTAACGTTCCAAACTAGTAAAGGAACATTACAAGAAAGGGCTTCTTCTATAGCAAATCCTTGGCTTTCATGCGCATCTAAAATAATTCCATACTTTGCTTTTTGTAAATATTTTAAATATTTTTTTTCAGGATATTTATTTAAATAGTCAAATACTTCAAATTTTATATTTTTATTTTTTAAAAAACTTTGAATAAATAACAATTCATTTGGTTGTCTTCTTTTATAGTAAATGTAAACTTTGGTTCTTTTATTTTTTGGAATTGGTTTAAATTTTATTGTATTAACAGGAAATGGAAAAATTTTAATAGGAATTAAGGAATTTGCTCCTTTATTTATCCAACTATATGCTGCCCATTCACTAGGTTGTAAATATACAGCATTATTATTTGTATTTTTTATTTCATATAATTTAGTATTTGGAAATACTGAGAAATGTGGTCCAAATATAAATTTTTTATTTGGATATTTTGAAGTATCAATAGGTTTATTTGGAGATAAAATTATGTCATAATTTTCTATATCTTTTTCATCTCCATTACTGTATTCATATTTTAAATAATCTAACATTTTTTCCAAACCTTCTTGATTTTTAAAATGATATGATTGAATAATTAGAATTTTCATTATATTTAAATGTAAATAATTAAATTTAAATATAAATTTTTTATATTATAATTTTATTCCAATTTTTAGGAAATAGGTCATCTATATTTAAATGTGTCATACAATTACCAAACCATACACTAGGATAATAAACTATTTTATTTTTATTATTATTTAAATAAGCACCCCACCAACTAAAAGTGCTATTTGCTATAATATTATGACAACATAAACTCATATATATCATTTCTTCCCAGTCTTCAAGATTATCCTGACAACTTATAAAATTTATTTTTGTAAATTTTCTCTGTAAAATTTTAATATTTGTCTTAATTTTTTCTGCATCTTTTTTTTCATAAAAATAAATAATATTATAATCATTTTTATTAGTCTTATCTATAATATCTTGTATTGCTAATTTGTAATATTCTAAATTTAATATAGGATGAGCATCAGGATTATGTTTATAATCACCAATTCTAAAATGCATTGAAATAGTATTTTCCAAAGAATTTTTAATTTTTATTTTTGTATTATTTTTATTTTTTTCAAAATCAATAAATTTTAAAATATCATCTTTATATTCATTAAAATAATTATAGGGTTGAAAATAACCAATTAATATAGTATTATTATCAAATTTTGGAATTTCTGTATAATGATGACCTTGTTCATTATATCTATGATAATCCGCAAAATTGTGATTAATTAAAAAGGGTTTTAATTTTTTTAAAAAATTATCAAAGTATAAGGGTCTTTTATAAATCTCTCCATATGGTGAAGTCATATCTCTTTTAAATGAAGGAAATCTAAATGGTATTTTAAATTTTAAAAAATAAGCAATAGTTGTAAATATTTGTGACATTTGGTTTCCTAATCCTCCTTGTAATTTTATAGAAATCATATAATATTAATTATTAAACATATCTTTAATTAATTTATCCATACTATTGAATTTTAATTCCCATCCTAATTTTTCTTTTGCTTTTGTTGCATCTCCTAATAATAAATCAACTTCACAAGGTCTGTAATACTTTTCATCAATTTTAACCCTTGGAATATCATTTTGGTCATATCCAACTTCATCCTTACCTTTACCTCTCCAATATAAATTTAAGCCTTTATGACGAAATGCGTGAATTATAAAATCTTTAACACTAAATGTATATCCTGTAGCTAAAACAAAATCATCAGGTGTATCTTGTTGTAACATCAACCACATTCCATAAACATAATCTTTTGCGTGACCCCAATCACGTTTGCTATAAATATTTCCTAAGGAAATATATTGTTTTTTGCCATCAACAATATCTTTTACACCATTTACAATTTTCATCGTTACAAAATTTTCACCTCGTCTTGGAGATTCATGGTTAAATAATATACCATTTACAGCAAATAATCCATAACCTTCTCTATATATTTTTACCATATGATAAGCATATAATTTTGCTGCTGCATAAGGAGATACAGGATTAAAAGGTGTTTTTTCATTTTGACGGGGTTCTAATACTTTTCCATATAATTCACTTGTTCCTGCCTGATAAAATTTTATTTTGTTTTGAATTATTTGAGGCAATGATCTAATTATTTCTAATAAACGCATAACACCTATTCCATCAATATCTGCGGTATATTCAGGTATTTCAAATGATATTTTAACATGACTTTGAGCGGCTAAATTATATATTTCTAGAACCTCAAAATCTTTATTATTATTTATTATTTCATTAATATAATTAGATAATCCTGAACCATCTGATAAATCTCCATATCTCATAGTTATTTTGTCTCTAAATTTATCAATTCTAGTAGTATTAAATAGAGATGTCCTTCTTTGAATACCAAATATTTTATATTGTTTTTCTAACAAAAGCTCTGTTAGATAAGAACCATCTTGACCTGTTATACCAGTTATAAACGCTAATTTCATATTATAATTAAATATTTGTATTATATTTTTAAATAATAATAAAAATATAAATTAAAGGTAAATTTACATAAATTAATAAATGCGTATTTGTATTACAGGAGGTAATGGTATGATAGGAGTATGTATAAGAAGTATTTGTTTAGAATATAGAGAACATGATTTTATATTTTTACATAGAAATGGTGGTGAAAATTCTGTTGATTTAACAAATAAAGATGATGTAAATAAATATTTTAATAATGAAAATTTTGATGCTATAATACACTTAGCAGCGGATGTAGGAGGTTTATATAAAAATATGAAAAATAATGTGGAAATTTTTAACAATAATTTAAATATAAATCAAAATATACTTGAAGCAGCAAATAAAAATAATATCAAAAAAGGTATATTTTGTTTATCATCATGTATTTATCCAGAAAACCCCCAAAAATTTCCTATGGATGAAACAATGGTTCATGATGGACCACCTCATAATTCAAATATGGGATATGCTTTTGCTAAAAGAATGCTTGAAGTTCAATGTAGAAATTATAACAATCAATATGGAAGAGAATATATTTGTGTTACACCTGTGAATATGTATGGTCCTTTTGATAATTTTAGTTTAAAAGATGGACATTTAATACCCATGATAATGCATAGATTTTATAATGAACAATACAAATTCAGACATGCTCATCCAGAGGAAGAGTTTATAGCTTATGGAACAGGCAAACCATTAAGACAATTTTTATTTGCTCCAGACTTCGCAAAAATTATTTTAAAAATTTTATTTGGAGAGAATGTTAATCATAAATCTTTCATTTGTTGTAATAATGAAGAATATTCAATAAAAGAAGTAGTAGGAAAAATGGCAGATGTAATGGAAATACCAAGAGATTCCATTATTTGGGATACTTCAAAAAGTGATGGATGTTTTAAAAAAACAGTAACTAATGAGAGATTTAAAAATGAATTTCCTAATTTCGAATTTACAAATTTAAATGAAGGATTAAAATTAACATATTCATGGTTTAAAAAAAATTATTCAATAATTAGAAAATAAATTTAGTTTATTAATTTTTTTGATTATTTCTTTTTTCATTTAATTTTAAGTATTCAACTTGTATTTTATCTTTAACTTCAATTGCTAATTTTTTTTTTAATCCAAATGTAGCGTAACCTCTCCAAGAACCAAAATCTTTTCTACTATCAGGAATAATTTCTAGTAATACTCTTTGAATAATCTCATCTTTTTCTTTATCAGAATCTTTAGGATTAACTTTTATTATATTTAATTCTTTTAAAACATCTTTACGAACTTCAGAAGCTGTAGGACCAGCACATTCATACCAAGGACCATCAAACATAGACATTACTTTAATTAATATATTAAAAAATAATAATTAATATATTAATTCAATTTTTTAAAAATCAACACCATCCATAGAGAAGGCTTCATCACTCTTTGTATCACTTGATAAACTATAATCTCCAACTCTTTTTTCAAAAAAGTTAGTTTTTCCTTCAAGACTAATCATTTCCATAAAGTCAAATGGATTTTCAGTTTTATAAATTTTATTATATCCAAGTTGAACAACTAATCTATCAGCAACAAATTCAATGTATTGACTCATTAATTTAGAATTCATACCAATTAATTTACAGGGTAGGGCTTCACATATAAATTCTTTTTCAATACTAACAGCTTCTTTAAAAATTTCTAAGATTTTGGCTCTTTTGGGTTTTTTTTCTAATTTTGAAAAAAGTAAAACAGCAAAATCGGTATGCATACCTTCATCTCTAGAAATCAATTCATTTGAGAAAGTTAAACCGGGCATTATACCTCTTTTCTTTAACCAATAAATAGAACAAAATGCTCCTGAAAAGAAAATGCCTTCAACACAAGCAAAAGCGATTAATCTAGTAGCAAATGATGATCTTTTATCATTAATCCATTTAATTGCCCAATCTGCTTTTTTCTTAATACAAGGAAAATTGTTGATTGCTTCAAATAATTTTGTTTTTTCTCTTTCTTCTTTTACTAATGTATCAATTAATAGAGAGTATGTTTCACTATGAATATTCTCCATCATAATCTGAAATCCGTAAGCGGCTCTAGCTTCGGATAGTTGTACTTCGTTCATAAATCTTTGTCCAAGATTTTCCAAAACAATTCCATCACTGGCGGCGAAAAAAGCTAAAATATGTTTTACAAAATGTTGCTCATTATCAGTAAGAGTTGACCAATGTTTTATATCTTTAGAAAGGTCAATTTCTTCCGCGCGCCAAAAGCAGTCCATTTGTTTTTTGTACATCTTCCAAATATCAGCATCCACAATGGGAAACATAACGTAACGATTGTCATTTTCAGTAAGAAGGGGTTCTTTTTGAGATTTCGACATCCTAAATAATATCGGGTTAGATTTAAATTAATTTCAATATTATTATTTCAATTTTAACTACGTAATGCTTTAATATAAAAAAAATAAAGAAAATTTTAACCTATAATGTAGATAGTAATTTAAAAAAATAATAGTGTATATAATATATAAATTATGGATATTTATAGAAAAGATATGAAATTAAAGCAAATAAGAGAACAAATCGAATTAAATAAAAAACAAATTTTGATGAAAGGTGGTAATATAAAAATAAATGATGAAACATTTCCATCTATTAAAAACATTTATGAAAAAATAAAAAATGATAAAAAAAATAAAGAAAAAGAAAAAACAAAATTATTTGATGTTATAAATAATTTAGTAAATGATTTAGAAAAATCAATATTAGAAGATAATTTACCAAAAAATATCATAGAGAAAATGATTAAGGAAAAAAATAGATTATTAAAAATAATAACTGATTAGTAAATATTATATAAATAAATTATATATGGTTCTATCAAAGCGTTTAAAATATAAAGGAGGTTGGCAAACACCTGAAAAATTAGAAAGTTTATCAAAATCAGTGCCAATAAGAACATTAGTAAACAACAAGAAAAAGAAAAGTAAAAAAAGAAAAAAGAAATATAGAAAAAAAACTTTAAAATTAAAAAAAAAAATTAGAAGAAAAAAAATAAAAAGAAAACGCAAACAAACAAAAAAAAGAAGAAGAAAAAGATAATTTAGGAATTATATTTAATAATTTAAATATAATTTTTTTTTATCAATAATTATTATAATGAAAATGAAAGTTCCCGCAATCTTAAAAAACAAGTACGTATGCTACGCCTTAATGGCTTTAGCCGGATTAAATGTTGTCGGTTATGTTACAGTTAAGGCTTGGGAGTGTCTTGCTCTATTCCTACTTACTGCTTACAGTGCTAAATGCTACTGTAAAAATACTAGTTGCGCTATTATTGCCGCTCTCTTCGTCGCAAATTTCGTATTTGGATGTGGTCGCGTAACAGAAGGATTTAAGGAGGCTGCTGATCCTCTAGGAAAGGCTAAGGATTTAGTTGACAAGGAAAAGGAAAAGAAAGAGGATGAAGGTGATGAAGAAGCAACTGCTGCCTTAGACCAGGCATCCGAAGCTATGGAAGGAGCCAAGGAAGCTTGTGAAGGTCCTGACTGCCCTAAGAATTAAATAAATTTTATTATTTTATATATTAATTATATATAAAATGGCCAAAAGAATGAATATTAAGGTTCCAGGATTTCTTAAAAATAAATATATACTTTATATTTTACTAGTAATAGGCATAATTAATGTTTTAGGATATATTTCTATGGAAGATTATAATTCTCTAGCTTTATTTGTTTCAATAGGATTATTATCATCTTATTTTAGCAAAAATATGTCAGTAAATTTATTATTAGCAATTGTAGTAACAAGTTTAGTTGTTGTAAATAATAAAGCTATTGAAGGATTTGAGGATAAAAAAGAAAAACAAAAAGAAAAAATTATGAATAATGATGATAAAAAATGCGATAATGACGAAGATTGTCCTGAAGGAAAAAAATGTAACAGTGATGGAAAATGTGTATCTACATTTCAAAATAATGTTCCACCATCATCACCAGCTCCTGTAGAAGACGCAACAGATGAATCAGTTGGAGACAGAATTGATTATGCTGCTACTATGGAACAAGCATATGATAATTTACATAAAATGCTTGGAGAAGGTGGAATGAAAAGTATTACAGAAGAAACTAAAAAACTTGTATCACAGCAAAAAGACTTAATGGGGACACTTAATTCAATGGCTCCTGTTCTTACAAACGCAAAAGAAACATTAAAGGGATTGAATATGGGTGACTTAAAAGGTGTTGAAGATATGATGAATAAATTAAATTTACCCGGTATGAAAAAAAAGTAAATACTCTATAAATTATAAAAACATATATATATAAATGAAAATTACTGTTTTCTTTAAAAATAAATATGTTTTATATTCAGCAACTTTAATTGGTATATTAAGTTTAATCAGATATATCTCTTTAAATGATAGGGATTCTGCTATGCTTTCACTTGTTTTATTTGCTTTATCTAGATATTTTAGTAGAAATTTAGCTTTTAATATATTACTTGCTGTTTCATTAACTTATATTGTTTCATTAAATAAAAATTATATTGAAGGGTTTGAAGATAAAAATAGTAGTAATAAAAAAGAAGAAAAAAAAGAAGAAAAAAAAGAAGAAAAAAATAAATGCGATGACTGTCCTGAAGATAAATGTGTAAATGGTAAATGTGTTTCTACATTTAAAAATAATATTCCTTCTTCTACACCCACATCTGTTGATGGACATATTGATAAAGATTCAACCGCTGCTAAAATGGAAGGTGCTTTTAATGATTTAGCAAATTTACTTGGAGATGAAGGTGTTCAAAGTATTTCAAAAGAAACAAAAAACTTAATAGAACAACAAAAAACATTAATGGGAACACTAAACGATATGGCTCCTTCTTTAAAACAAGCCACTGAAACATTAGAAAACTTAAATTTACCAAGTATGGCCACAATGACTAAAATGTTTAATAAAAATAAAAAAAATAAATAATCAATAATTTTAACAAGTATATATATAAAATGCCAAAAAGATGTCCTCCTGGTGTAATTTGTATTGAAAATATGACTATTATATTTTTAATAATAATTTCTGTTTTAGCAACCTTTATTTACTACAAAATAAATAGTAAAAATAATATTATATTATTAAATGATACTCAAAAAAATGATATTTATCCTAGAATTAATTCTATTTTTTCTAGTAATCCTTCCAATACATTAATGAATCCATTCTCTCCACCTCTTAAAAATAGTTATTTTGATAAAAGAAGTAGCGACCCTAGGGGAGTTCCTATAAATATAAATACTCAAGGATTTGATACATCATATAAACAAGTTGGAATATTAACTAGAAACCATCAAAAACAAGGCGAAGAAGTTATATTGGCTATTATGGGAAGACCATTATACAGTAATAGAAGTAAATGGCAATATTATACTATGAATGATAAAAGTAATGCTATTAAACTTCCTATGAGTCATAACGGTAAAAGCTGCACATCACAATATGGATGTAATGAATTAACATCTGGCGATACAGTTTATGTTGAAGGTTACAATGACGCATTTAAGGTTACTATATATGAAAATTCTCAACCTAGATATATACCTTTTTTGTAAATAGATTTAAAATTTATTTTTTATATTTATATATATAAAATGATTTCCTCCTTGGTAGGCCCCATATTAAAACAACAAACATTAGTTTCTACATCTACATTATTGAAAGCAGAATTTGAAAAAAATAAAGTAAATTTAGAAATATTTAAAAATCTAAAGGAAAATGAGAAATTAGGTAAACAAGTTAATGAAAAAGGAGAAGCTAAGTATTATAAAGTTCAAGAATACCCTGGTTTATGGTTTTCACGATGGTGGTATAATGAAGGTAGAATGAAAACTATAGATTATTTGGATAATGATTTTAGCGAGTTTATGAAATTTTTAGATGAATTACTAAGAAATCTAGAGGTAGACCCATTTTGTAAATATGCTAAAATGGCAAGCGATGTCAGAAAATTTATTGATTCTATTTTACCTGGTTTATACTCATTGAAAAAAACTTATCCTGAAACAAAAAAAATGATTGCTAAGGTTGATAGTATTATATTAACATTAATTGATTTTAAAGATAAAACTGAAGATTATGTTAGACAAAAACATAAAGGAATTAAACTTTTAATCGCAAAAACTAAAGATAATTTTTAATTTTTAATTTTTTTAAAAAATAAAAGTAAAGATTGAAATTTCGTTCTCTCCATTTTTATTTTTGGAAGTTGAAAAAATTTGAAAATAATTATAATATTATTCAGTTAGTTATAATATTATATAAACTTCATAAATTAGTTTCTATTTTTTTGCGTTCCCTTTGATTTTCTTTTTTGTTTTTTATTTTTTTTTGTTTTATTTTTTGTTTTTTTATTTCCACCACGACTCGCAGATGTTTGTTCTGAATTTTTAAATGGAGATAAATCACTCATATCTAAATTTAATTTTTTTGTCCATAATTTTCCTCCACTATGATGCGAATCATTATGTTTTTTTATTTCTTGAGCTTCTATTTTTCCTAATTTAAAATCATTGTAAAATTGGATACAATTTTCTATTTTATATATTTTATCCTGATTATTATCCTCACCCTCTTTTCTAATATTAAAGTAATCTTTAATAAGCAAAGGAATTTTTGGTATTAATTGTTTATCTTCCATACATTTTGCCGCCAAACCAGCTTTATGATCACCAGGATTTCCATTAATTCCTATATATTCATCATCTTTGCCTTTATAAACTTTTTTAATATTATCTTTAAAAATTATATTTATCCACCATTTATCAGGAGATTTTCCTTTTGAATAGTTTACATTCCAAATACCAATAGTTGGTAATAAAACATACAAAACCATAATTCTAGAATATGCCATTGCTTCCCAATAATGTTCATTTTCACTCAATGTTGGAAATAGTTTTAACATTATTTCATGAAATGATTGACATTCTTGAATTGCATTTACTCCTTTATTATTGCTTTCATTCATTTTTTCATACATTGAACCTAAATATGTATTCCAAATATTTCTTGATTTTATTAAATTAGGGATTGTCAACTGATATATTTTTAATTGTTTTAATTTTTTTGACATTTCTCTATCAGAACTATTTGGCAAATTAAACAAATTTAGTTGAAAATCAAATGCCATTATTAATTTATAAATTGTTTTCAATGTTTCATTTACATTTTTAAAAAGTGACTTTTGTTTCTTTTCATTAACGTTTATTTTTGAAAACCAAATATCTTGAACTATTTGAACTGGTTTTTTCATTTGCTTAAATAATTCTGTATGATTTTCACACATTTTATTGAATGTAATATATTTATTTAATAAATCAAATATTGAATCTTCTTGAGAGGGTATAATTTTTTTTAGTTGTTTATCTTCTTCTTCAATATTTACTTGATTGATTTTATCAATTATGTTCTTGTCTATATATATTTCTTTAGTATTATTAGCAATTTCTGCTTTAATTTCATTAACTTCTTTTTCAACATTATCTAATTTTTGTTTTAATTCAGCATATTCTTTTTGAAGACGTATAGTTTGAAGATTATTTATTTCTACAGTTAATTTGTTAATATCTTCATGAAGTTTATGATTTTCTTCTAGTTTTTCACTCATAATCTTCTTACGGTCTACAACTGAACTAAGTTTTTTTTCAATTACGCGCTTCTTCTGATGCTCGCCAAGCTTTTTTCTTTTGGGTTGTTTTTTGGAACCAAGAGGACCAGGAGCATCAACAGGGGCAGCAGCAGGAGTATCAACAGGAGGGTCAGCAACCTCTCCCTCTTTATTTAAGCGGGCTTTCTCTGCCGCTTTTGTATCATTAGATTCAATTGCTCTATTCATCGCATCGATTTTTACCCGGTCTAATTTTTTTACCCCTCCTGACATAAGATATTCAGGAATTTCCATAGTTTCAATTGCTTTATTTATTTTATTTATTTTTCCACGAATTTCCATTCTCTTTTCACTCAAGTTTTGAATTTCACTTTTTTTTTCTTCTAACTTACTCTCTTTTTGCTTATAGTATTCAAGTTTGGTTTCTAATTGTTTTTTTAATTTATCTATAAGTTTTACATTCATATTATCCTTTTGTTTTTGAATATATTCTTGAATAAATTTATAAATTAATTTATCATTGTCTATTACTTTATCATCTAATCTAAATTTAATATCATTTCTGATAGGTTCTATTTTAGGTTCTGGTTTTGATTCTTCGGATTCTGATTTTGATTCTTCGGATTCTGATTTTGATTCTTCGGATTCTGATTTTGATTCTTCGGGTTCTTCTTTAACTTGCGGTTGTTCAGTATCTGGTTTTAATACTTTATCTACTAATTTATTTAATGTATTTGTTTCAATATTAAACCGTTTTAGGTCGCTATTATAATCACTAGCTTTGTTGTCACTACTAGCATATTCCATTAATTTAGCTCTTTGTTCTGTTTTATCGTTCCCGGCTAATTCTAATTGTGCTTTTTTTTGTATTAAAATCTTCTCTATAATATCTTTAGCTTTACCTTCATCTCCTCCTTCATTTAGTAGTTTTCGTTCTTTTATAGCAATTAATATTTTAGGTATAGTTCCTAATGTTTTATCTGATGTATTTTCAATATTAGCTTTTATTATTTTTAGTATTGGGTCGTCGTCTTCTTCTTCTTCTTCTTCTTCTTCTTTGTTTGATGGCTTAGGTGGGAGTTCATAATCATTAACGTTTTGAAATTCATTTATTAAATCAGAAACATTATATGGACCATCTCCAGCTTCATCAACAGATATATTATTTTTTCCAAAACCAGTATCAGGATTTCTGCTTGAAATAGATATAGTAATAGGGTGAGGCATAAATGATTGATTTTTGGATTGAGCATCGTCAGCTCCTAAACTACCTGGCACATTAGATGGTGGGGAAAATATTTTAAGCGGTCCTTGTAAGGATTGTTCTGGTTCAAAATTATCATTTTCAACTTTATAAACATATTCTAGCATATCATCATCACCTCTAAACTTAGCAGCATTGAAATCTTTCTGTAGGGTTTCTGTAACATTTTCGTTAGATTGTTCTCCAGGTTGTCCAGGGTCTTCTGTAGAATCATTGCTTCCAATTTTTAATATAGACTTAAATTCATTTTCAGATTCTTCATTACTAAGGCTTGTATTATTATTGAGAATATTTTCAATAACCTTTCGATTATGTTCATAAACTAATTTAGTAATTTTTATTTTATTATCACCTTGTAAATCAATTTGTTCATTTTTTTTTAGTATTAACTGAATAATAGGGTTATCATTATCTGGTAATGAAACCATAAAATTATCACTTTTTGTTTCGCCGCCTTTAGACATTTCTAATTCATCAATTGCCTTAATAGTATTTAAATTAAAAAGTGAATTATCTCCACTGGTTTTAATTACTTCCCTAAATTTACGTATGGGACAAGTAATTTCAATCAATTTAATAGTAGAATCTGTTAGAAAAAAAAGATTAAAATTGATAGGACTTTCCATACCACCACCCTTATATTTTTTTTTTCTAATGTTTTTTAGCGATTTATTTTTCAAGTTTAATTGTTTCTTTTTTTTTCTAAAACTTCTTGCTCTTTTTCTATATCTTCTCTTTTTCTTTTTTTTTCTTTTATTTTTTTTTAGTGTTTGATTTATTGTATTTTTGATTTTACTTAATTTCCTTTTTGACAACAACATTTGTATATAAATAAAACTAGATAATTTTATTATAAATATAATATATTAATGGTTGTAACAGAAGCTCCAATAATAATTCCAGACTTTGACTCTATTAAAAAACATTGTTCATCGTGTGCTTATAAATATAATTATATATTAGGAAACCCGACAGTAACAATACGTGCTGAAGGAGGTAAAAACAAGTATTTAGAAATAAAAACTTATACACAAGATACAGATGAAATAGATAGTAAATTAATAAAAGGAAGAGGAAGATTAAGAGAGGCAAGGTTATATTGTCCGGCTCAAAATGATTATAAAAATATAACATCAGGTGTAGTAGCAGAGCTAGTTTTAATTCACTCAAATAGTAATTCAAGAAAAGATGAAACATTAAGTGTATGTATTCCAATAAAAAGTGTTTCAACTAAAGGTAGTAAAAGTGATTTACAATTTAGTGAAATAGTAAATAGTTTATCAGGAAAAGGAACTAGGCGTGCTAATGATGAAATTCCAATATCAACAGTAAATTTTACCTTGAATAAGTTTATCCCAGCCTCAAGATATATAGTTTTAGAAAGTGTAAAAGGAATATGGGATAGTTCAAGTGAAAGAGAAAAAAATAACATATTAATTTTTACACCAACTGAAAAGACAGATATAACTATAAAAATTCTTAAAACAGATTTGGATAAATTAAAAGAAATAATAAACAGTGATGGGACAACAACAACGATGCCAAGTTCAGATTCAGGGAATATAAGAAAGTATGATAAAGCAGTAGATTCGCCAGGATTAAATCAGTCGTCGAAAATGAAATGCTATCCAATAGATTTGAAAACAGGAAAAAGAATAAAACCAGGATTTATGTCATTATCAGATGGTGATATAGTGGGATATGAAAAGGCACAAGAATCATCAGTAACAGCGACAGGAATAGTTATAGCAGTAGTGGGTATTTTATTATTAATTGGATTAGTAGGTTTAGGTTATACATTTTACAAAAGATTAGCATTAAAAGTAGCAAAATCAGGAACAGCGGCGGTAGCAACAGCAGCAGAAAATATAGGTGCGAGTGTAAAAAAGTAATTAAATATAATAAATGAAATTAAATTATATTTAATGAACGGAAGCGGCTTCATGATTATCACCTAGAACAGGTTTGAATTCAGGAGGAGTTAAGTCTCTAAAATGAGTGGTAGGAATCATTTGACTAATAATTTCTTCTTCAACAGTTATAGGGAATTCATTCATAGCAGCAAGTTTTTTTTGTTTTTTATGTTCAGTAGGAAGATATTTAACACGTGCATAACTACCGGTGGCATCAGCAGACCTTTGAAATAAAACAAAAGCAGCGATTAAACCAACAACACCAGCAATAGTATTCATAGATAATAATGATAATGAAATGGCACCAACAAATATTTTACCTAGAGGATTATCAATAAGTTCTGCGAAAACGAGTGGAATTTTAACATCAAATAAAATAAAAATACTAAGTAAGACAGTAAGAACAAGATGATGTTTGTCTTTCATTAATGATTTTAAAAACTTTTCCATATATCATAATATTATATTTTTTATTATGCGTAAAATTGAAAAAAAACTATCTAAATAATATATTTAAATTATAGTATATGAGTGATAATGATATTGCGATGTATGTTGGATATAAGGGTTTTTCTATTTATAAAAATAATATAAGTGTGGAAGAAGAACAAATGTTAAGAAAAGAGCTAAATGTGAAACCTTTTGTTCCTAAAAGTTCGTTAATAAAACCGCAAGCATTTCCTGTTTATAGAGAATCATCAACAAAGATATATGTGCCGAGATTTTATGGGTTAGAGGTATATGGGGAAGCTGATGAAATGAGGATAAAAGATGGAAAAAAAATAAATTTAAAATTCAATGGAGAATTACGTCCTAAACAAAAACCAGTAGTTGAAAAATATATGAAACATATTAAAAATAATCATAGTGGATTGTTGTCACTACATACAGGATGGGGAAAAACTATAGCAGCGCTAAATATTATATCACGTATTAATCAAAAAACATTAATAATTGTTCATAAAGAATTTTTACTAAGACAATGGGTAGAAAGGATAGAACAGTTTTTACCAGACGCTCGTGTAGGTAGAATCCAAGCAAAAACTATTGATACAGAAGATAAGGATATAGTAATTTGTATGTTACAGAGTTTAAGTATGAAAGATTATCCAAAAGATATGTTTAAAGAATATGGTTTAAGTATATATGATGAGTGTTTTCCATACAATACAAAAATTCAAACTGATAAAGGTCTAATAAATATAGGGAGTTTATATGAAAAATGGAATAATAAAGAAGAATTACCCAAGGTATTAAGTTTTAATAGAGAAAAGGAGAAATTTGAATATAAACAAATGAGTTATGCTTGGAGAAAAGAAAGAAAAGATTTAATTAAAATAAAAATGTCAAAAAGAGTTATAAATTGTACACCGGAACATAAAATATTAACAAAAAATGGGTATATTGAAGCAAATAAATTAAAAGTAGGAGATTTAATAATATCAAAATATGATAGAACACATATTGATAATATAATATCACAAGGATTAAATGATGATCAATTACAATTAGTATATGGTTCATATCTTGGCGATGGTCATATAGCAATAACAAAAAAAAATAGATATAGATTAAGAATAATACATTGTGAAAAACAAAAAGATTATTGTGAATGGAAGGCAGATATGTTTGGAATTAAAGAATTAAAATATATAGAAAAAAATGGATATTCTCAAAAACCAGCATATAATTTTCAAACAAAAATATTTGATTTAGAAGATGAAATAACAAAAAATACAAAAATAGTTCCAGATTGGCTATTAGATAAATTAGATATAAGAGGCATAGCAATATGGTATATGGATGATGGAACTATTAATAAACGTGAATTAAAAGATGGTAGTATTAGTAATTATATATCAATACATTCAAATAATTTTGATTTTGACACACATATTAAATTTGTTAAAAAATTTGAAAGATATGGTATAAAATGTATTATAAATAAAACAAAAGGTAAATATTATTATCTTAGATTCAATAAAGAAAATACATTAAAATTATTGAATTTAATAAAACCATATATCCATAAAAGTATGCATTATAAGATAAATGATAGAAATGATATATATAATTGGTCAAACAAGTTTCTGGACTATGGATATTTAAAAGTAACAAGTATAAATTATTTTGAAAACAAAGGCGCTAATAGATGTAAAAAACCATATGTATATGATATAGAGGTAAAAGATAATCACAATTTTGTAATAGGAACATCTAAAAAATATGTAGATGGTCCAGTTGTATCTAATTGCCACCATCTAAGCGCTGAGGTATTTAGCAGGGCATTCTTTAAAGTAGTAACAAAATATGGTTTGGGATTATCGGCGACAATGAAACGAAAAGATGGATTAACAAAAGTTTTGAAATGGTTTTTGGGACCAATTGTATGTAAAGTAGAACGAAAAGGAGAAGATAATGTATTAGTTAAAGTAATAAATTATGAAACAAATGATGAAGATTTTAATAGAGTTGAAAGAGATTACAGGGGTCAAGTAAAGTACACAACGATGGTAAAAAAATTATGCGAATTTAATAGAAGAAGTGAATTTATATTAAAAGTGTTAAGTGATTTATTAAAGAAAAATAGAGACCAACAAATAATGATATTAGGACACCAAAAAAAGTTATTAAAATATTTATATGATGCAATTAAACATAGAACAATAGCAACAGTAGGATATTATGTAGGTGGTATGAAAGAAGAAGACTTAAAAAAAACAGAGGGTAAAAAAGTAGTAATAGCAACATATGCAATGGCAGAAGAAGGCTTAGATATAAAAACATTATCAACTTTAATTATGGCGACTCCTAAGGTGGATGTAAGACAATCAGTAGGAAGAATTTTAAGACAAAAACATAAGCAAGCATTAGTAATTGATATAGTGGATAGTCATTCTTTATTTCAACGACATTTTGCTAAAAGAAAAACATTTTATAGGAAATCAAAATTTAAGATAGAAGAGACAGATATGGAAGGTTATGAAAAAGATGATTGGGATGTAATATATGATCCAGTAAATAAAATAAAAAAATCTTTTAAATCAAAATCATCAAAAAATGAAAAAAAAGATGAGTTACTTCAAGGAGTTTGTTTAATAGAAGATTAATATTAGATAAGTATTTAATAAATATTTATCTAATAGATTTATTTTTTCTTTTTACGTGATTTAGTCTTATTTTTACGAGATTTTTTTTTATTACAGCATTTACAGCATTTGCAATTAGCTCCTCCTTTATGTTTATATCTACGTCTGCGCCATTTGCTTTTATTACGTGATTTGCTTTTTTTACGTGATTTTTTGCGTGATTTTCTCTTTTTCTTTCTTTTACCTCCACATTGATTGTGTGCTGTGACATTTTTAGTTATAGGAGCATAATGAGATGTTTTAAATCCATTAGAGCCAGTATATCCATAACTGGCAGTAGTTGATAAAGTATGTTGTTGTTGTCCGCCACCAGATTGATATCTAACACCTTCCATACTAGATGTTTTAAATGGAACAGAATCATTAAGTTTATAGGGAATCATTTTTGACATATATAATATAAAATTATTTTTTTTTATAACAAATAATTTCTCTTTTTGGAGAAATTTTTTCAGATGTAATTTCAATAGGTTTCCACGAATCAAATTTATTCATATAAACGCATTTCATTTTTATTTGTTTTTCTAAATAAACAAATTTATCTAAACTAATATCTTCAAATTCTTGTTCATCATCCCTTTCTTCTAATATATATAAATTTCTATTTTCTTTTATAATTCTAAACAATCAATTCATCATAACACTATTT